CGCATAGCAGCTTGCCATGCCCCATATTTATTTGCAGCTTTCTCATTAACTTTCCATACATCTTCAGGACGCAGATATTGCGCACCATTATGGTCAAGTGGGATAGCCTTTAAGATGTTGTTATAATCAACTTCATCTATTCCATGACGCTTGAAAGCCTCCAACATAGCATCAGGCAAATCATCAAATGCCATTTTGGCACGTTTTGCACCTGCAAAAAACGCCTGAGTCGATAGGGTAATTGCCGTTTGCCCAGCGTCAGTAATGTGCGCCAAGCCACCAGCAGTATGCACAAATTGCGACATCCATTGTAGTTTTCCCGCACGCATCGCATCATCTTCGAACTTAGTGCCACGGTATAGAATACCTTGTGTCGCCTGCGCTATATGAACCTGTGTGCGAGCAAAATGCCTATCCTCAATACTAGCGGGGTTAAGATGGTTCGCCCACGCTGATACGGCTTGCATAGGCGGGATTCCATTTAATTTTGCAGTATTGGCAACAGAAACAACGTCTCCTACCGCAGACACAGCCGCCCCACCTAATTTAGTCACACGCTGCCATGTGGATAGTGCCTCATAGAACTTATAAGCCGTACTAACCTCACCGCCGAAAGACGTGCGACCAGCCATAACTTTCCACATATTCTCAAGGCGGGTATGCTCGCTAATGGTTGGATTATCTGTGGCAGCAAAAGCAAGAATTCGGCGTATATTATCATCAGGATTAGCACCTAATGCTTCAAGAATAGCTATGTCACGCGACATTGTATGAACATGCCCCATAATAGACTCAAAAATCCCCTCATCGCCTACGCCATACTTGCGATTCATTTCAATGTAATCATCAGCAGTTTTGAAATAAAATACACGCTCATTACGGTATCTAGCATTTATTTCATTCAAGCCATTACGCGGAATCTTACCTTGCTCTAATAGTTGACTTATTTCCTCAACATTACCAGTAACAATTTTTTTATAAGTTTTTCTTAATATCTTCTCTGCGTCAACGGTTAGTGTGCCAGTATCATCAGCCCATCCCATTTTCTGAAAATCAAGTCTAGTAGAAAAGTCTTTATAAAACTCATCATCTTTAAATGCCCTAACTCTATCAGCAACCCATCTTTGTGGCATGTATCCTTCAAGGCGACCTATAGTTCCGCCAGCACGCTCATACCTCTCTGCCAATGTCGTAAACAGATTGTTGATAGCTTTTGCCATATAGCCATTTTCACCGCCAAAATCCTGATTCACTACCGACTTAGCAATATCAACAACGCCTTCCACATCCTGAGTTATACCAGCCCATTTTGCACGGTATTTTTCTAAAAACTCACCTATACTTGTAAATGACATGCTCTCTATTTGCTGCGCGTGGTTGTTCACTTTTGTTTCTAAAAATGTTCCAGCAGCACGAACTTTTTGGCTACCAGAATATAGTTTTTTTGAAATCCCCCCGCCAGCTTTAAGCTTAGTGAACTTCTCATCAGATTCTTTTAACTCTTTGTGAATATTGTACCATGATAATACGGTAGAAGCCTTTGCCTCACGTGACTTAGCCACCAATTCGGCTTGGGACTTTGTAAAGCTATCTATTGCCAATAATTCACCTTGCGCACTGCCATATCGCGTAATAAATGGTTTTTTGTACGCATTATATCTTTTTATCATCTCTTTTTTATCAGAGCTGGCAATCTTATCATTATTGTTTATGCAATCTTCAAATGACATTATTTTATACCACATGTTAAAAAGGCTTCTTCTAAGTCACGCTCATATTGCAATGTTTCCATAAAATCTGCAATAGAAACCATATTGCCGTCGTCGTCCATGAAAGCCGCCTCTGGATTGTGCTTTACCATATAAGCTAGTGCCGCCTCAGATTCTCCGTATTTAGCTTTAGGTGCAGGGGCAAGCCGTTCTGTGGCATGTTCTGGTTGCCACACCCAATCCTGCATATCTTCTGCTTCCCGCATCAACTCATCCATGAGGATTTTATGCGCTTCATCAATGGCTTGCTGCATTTCAGGTGTTATATCAGGATTGTCACGCGCACCGAACCCTTCTATTTCTTTAATGTGAGCAGCTATCTCATCAGCAGTCATATTATCTGCAAACCCAGCAGCGTATAATGACTCCTTGTAATCATCGCTACCGTTAATTTTTGCTAAAACTTCAGTAGTCGCCCTATCATATTTTTTCTTACCAGCTCTATCAGCAGCAATAGCATCCCATAACTCACTATCTGTTATTTCGTCATAACTGTTTTTATCAGGGAAATAACCAGCATCAAATACTTCTTGTTTCACATAATCAGGTTGACGTGAAATAGACTGTAGCGATCCAATCATATCTCCGCCAGTTGCATCCGTGGCTTTTTTATAAACAATTCTATCAGGATTACGCACAAGCCCGACTAGCGATTTGTGGTTAATATCACGTGCGGCTAATTCCTTACCTACATCAACAATACCGCCTTTCTCTACGATATATTGCGTTAGGCTTTTCGGTGTATATCCCAGTGCTTTTTTTAGTTGCGCTAGACTATTTATAACGGGCTTTTTTTGTAAAATATTATACACCTCATTAGCACGTGCATATATATCCACTTCATGGTCGCTGATGCGATTAAGCATGTCACTTACGCCAGTATTAGCTATAGCTTCTTTGTGGTGATTATAGAAATAGTCCACATCTTCTGGAGTTAAATCCGTACGCTCGAAGTTAGGAACTTCACCAGCTTTATATGCACGCTGTACTTCTTCTAAATTACGCATATGCGCAACTTCGCCATCAACACCAGTAAATGAATCTGGTTTTTCCATAAGCTGCACAGCACGTGACTGAAACTCTGCAAGGCTCTGTATTTCAGAGTTATCAGCAGTTGCCGCAATATCATCTAATTCTTTTGTGGCTTGTCGTATATCGGCTGCCGTAGCCTTGCCCTCTATAAGTTTTCCTAACCCATGAAATACGCCTGTAAGCACACCAGCACCTGCGCCAGCCATCAATATATTAGCAGTGGCTTCTCCAGTAGTATCAACCTTAACGCCAGCCTGTTCTTGAAACGCCATGCGGTTTGGTGTTTGCGCCGCTTCTATCCCAGCATTTAAAGCCGCCTCACCCAATATTTTAGGCAGGAAAGCTGTGCCAGTAGGCATCCCGACCAACATAGTAGCAGCATTTACAGGGTCAAGCGCAACGCCACCGACCATGCCGCCAACAAACCCAGCAGCGACACGAGCAGCAGTGCCACCTTGATAACGGCTCATTACATCCGCTGCCTCAGCTTGCGTGGCGCGTACAAATTCTGTATTCTTATGGTTTATTTCTTCATGCGTTTGCACATCATTCCATGCAGGGTCGATTTCACGCATCTGCTTGACTTGCAGGTCATAATAGGTTTTTTTAGCTTCATCATATTTATCGTTAGTATAACCTTTTAACGATAACCCCTCAAAAAATGTTGGTTTAGGGACATTAGCATCTATTTCATCAAAAAAAGATTTGCCACCAAGTTTTTCAGCAAGAGAATATGAGTCACTAGCATTTAATTCATTTTTTACGCCAACATATAATCTTGGCACGGTAGATTCTGAGAACGTATCCATAGCAACAGCACTGCCAAACTGAAATGTGTCAGAAGGCACAAACTGCAATGGATTTGTTCCAAACTCTTGATTAAATGCGCTAAGATTTTTCCCTATTGTCATTTATTCTGCCCCGCATAACGAGCGTGCGCACCAACAGCAATCATGCTTTTTAGCTGTTTCAGCTTGTCTATATCAATGACATATGGTTTTTTATCTTGGTCTAGTACGGTCTCTCCATTAATACGGATGCCCAGCTTGCCATCTTCACGGCTATAATAGATAGCATGATTTCTAATATCAGCCGCAGTCACATCACTGCCGCGCATTGTTTTCGGCAATCCTCCAGCAATAGATTTTAACTGGTCATTTGTTAAATTATGCAAACGATAATCTATATCATCAGGGTCATCATGTTCACGCAAAATAATCTTGCTGTCTTTATTAGTTGGACTAATCACAGCAACATTACCTACCACTGATTTAATAGCTTGCTTCATTAAATCAGCATCTACAACAGGACTTGTTGAAGATTTAACATTATGCAATGCCTTGTAAATATTAGATATTCCTTCTTTGGCAATGTTTATCTCGTTGTTATTATAGAACAACCCATCTAATGCCGTATTAACTTCACTATTTAAGTTTTCCGCAGTAACAGGAATATTTGTTTTCGCACCAGTAAGAACATTGGTAATATCGACACTATTATCCAACATAAAAGCTGCGGCAAGCGTAGGAGTTTGTGATAACTGCGCCGCTAGTGCTGTTTTGCTATCAGGGTCAAGTACAGCTTGAACTTTAGCCACCATATTAGCTTGAGCATCAACTGTGCCATTTTTCATAGTATTATCCATGTATGACATTTCTTCTTTAGTCAAAACACCAACATCAATATTTTTATTCTTCTTCAAATACTCACGCGATACTTGGCGTTGTTCCATTTCCTTAACGGACGCATTGCTATCTTGTAATGAAAATATATTTTGTGCGGGGGTGATTTCACCAGCAGTTTCATAATATCCACGTGCATCTTGCGAGATTAATTCTTGTTTCTTAGCTAGTGACGAAGAAAGCATTTGCAATTTATCAGCTTGACTAACATCAGTAGATGCAGTTTTCTGTAATGCTTGAATCTCTTTAAAGTTATTGTCAAGAGAGTCTTTGTTGAAACGTACTAATTCATTTTTGTTAGTTTTTACCTTTACTATTTCAGCTGATAATTCTGGATTATCCAGCATGTTAGCTTGCTGGATAATCGCATCAAAAACACTATCCTCGACTGCACCGCCATGCGAAATAATGGACTTGGCATCATTAAGTTTTGAAACAGCAACACTTGATAGCTGTATTTTCGCTTGCGCCAACATTCTTGTTCTTGTGTCCGCCGGTATGTTTGGGAATTCACCTCCAGAAAATGATTTTAACCTATTGCTCCAGCCTTCAGCAAATTTTCCGTATTTTTCTGGATTTTTGTCTATCAGAAAGCAATTCTTCTCTTGACGCGCCGTTCTTAGCCTTGGCAGAAAGGTTTTTAATAAAGGCATTATCGCTACCACTCATTACCATTGCATCTAGCACAATATCGCGTGTGTTTGCTGGTATAGATTCCGTGTCATTTGCTTTCCAAAACTTCTCATCATAAAATTCGTAAGCTAACTTTCGCGCACCCTCTTTGTCACCAGATTGATAAAGCGCATTAACCTCTTCAAAATCTTTTGGGAAAAAGTGCTGGTCGATACCAAAAACAGCAGGTTTTCCATTGTTTCCGCCATTGGGGTCATAACCCCTCTCTAAATCGAGAACCTTGTTAATAGATGTTTCTTTGCTGCCATCAGAAGCACCAGAGCCAGATGATAGCGCACGCACTTTTTCTTCTGGGGGCAATCTTGATGCCGCATTCTCATCTACTATAGCCTGTAAGGTGCGTATTTTTTGCGCCCCTTCTTCTTGAGAAACATGTCCAGACTTGACAGCGGCATTTACTAAAAAAATCTGAGACTTAATAAGTCTTTGCCGTGATTCAGAGTCATCAGTTTGACTTGCAAGATTTGCTGTATTATTCAGACCATCTTCAAGATATGCTCGTTGTGCGTCTTTTTCTTTAGCACGCGAAAGCTCATCTATCTTGAGCAATCCATTTGATTTTTCATTTTGTAATTTTATTTCAAAAAGGGCGCGAAGGCGTTGGTCACGGATAGTATCTGCCGCTTGCTTACCAGAAACCTCCATGCTTTTACTATATAAACTTGCATGTTTTGTATAATCAGGCTCATCGCGCAAACTCGACTGCGATTGTACATCGGCTTGCGTTATCATTGCATTTGCTGTGGCTAATTCGTATTCGTCGTTTATTTTCTTATCTTCACGCAAAGCACTAATTTCCTGTGATGCAATACCAGCACCAACCTGCTGTAATTCACTACCGAACTGCTGCATAGCCTTAGATGTTTGTGTCAGGTCGATACCAGTCACGCCACGGCTCGGCTGCGGAATAGCGCGTTGCATGTTTTGTGTCGTAGGTAAAACTGGCATTATATTATCCTATTTAAGAATATGAAAATGGCTGTGCGCCTGTATAGGGATTAGCTCTTTTTGCTACTGGATTGTATTTTTCATACATAGATTTATATTGTCCAATTTGCGCTCCAGCAGATAACAACGAGCCAGCAGCACTAATCTTTCCAGCCTTAGCGGATTGACGACCCTCTATAACTTGCGCATTTGCACCAGTTTGTAAACCTATAGCACGCTCTTTCCCAGAGTATAAAGCAGATAAAGCATTATATTCCCCAGCATTGCCAATATCGCCCAGTATATTAAGCACTCCAACATCGCTTGCGCCGCCGCTAGCTGAGGCTATTGCATTAACACGAGATTGAGTCAATGTAGTTTCACGCCGCACAGCGTCAGCCTGCTTTTGAGATGCGGCAAGCTCTTGTCCCGCCTGTTGACGCATTTGTTCAGCTTGAAAATTAGCAGATTTACGTTGCGCATTACCTGTTTGTATCGCAGAGCCAGCAGATAAAGCCGCGCCACCAGCCATTAAAGCTGTAGTAGCACCGCCACCAGCAAATCCTGCCATAGATGCTAATGCTGCTATTGAGAATGGGTCAGCCATCTATATACCTTTTGTCCTTCCCACTCATAAGATAACTCAAAACCAAGACATTCTAAGAAACGCACACTATTGCAATATGTACCGTCAGAAACAGCAATAATGTTTTTATATCTATTTGTTAGCAGTATAACAAATTTTCTTGCAAAACGCCATATCGTAATTTTAGGAATACTAGTAAGTTTAATATCTGAAAAAAACAAATTATCACCATGAAACTCACGTATTCCCACCAGTCCAATTACATTATCATTTTCTAATATAGAATAACCAACCATACTAAAATCTATTGGTTTTCCATAATAATTTAGCACGTCTTCATATGTCATCTCTCTATAGCTATATTTTGTCATTTGTTTCTACCGTGATAATAGCACCTAATACTGTACAAGGACGTGGAGCATATGCGGCAAGGCATAATCTTGAGTCTGTGTTGAAATTAGATGGCATAGGAATACGCTCTTTATCATAAGACTGCCATATTTTATTACTATCGACAATAACACCATCTTCAACAAATGGCATACTCTGCAAGTTGTTGGCAGCATCACCGTATTTTAATCCACGTGCATGAGTATTTTTGAGGATAAAAGAAACACCGCCAACTTTTTTCTTTTGCCCTAATCCAGTGCCAAGACCAGCAGCATATGCGAGTTTAGCGGATTTATAGAAAGCTGCATAAGGAATACCGACAATAGCATATCTAGTCGACTCATTTATCGTAATACTGCCAGATGAAACCTGATAATAACCTAAATACTTTCTATTACCCCACACAACAACATGATGCCCATTAAGATGTGATAGCCCTGTAATATTAGTAGTCGCTATATTAGATGAAAACTCAACATGGCTATCAGAAAGCCTAGTAATAGTTTCCCCTATACACTCCTCATCAGAAACCAATCTTTCAAGATAACGTGCTGAATGATACAACGATACATCACCTGTACTGGCAGATTTATTTCCTAGAGGGTTAGTAAGCATAGCATAGCGATAAATAGCTTCATTAGCGTCACTTGTGGCGTAATTTTTCATTAGGTATTCTGTGTCGCCGCCAGCGCCAAATGCGCCTGTATAGCCCAAATATCGCACCCCTACTTCATAAATATTACGCCCAGTTCCATAATATAAATCAGAAGTTATTGTTTCGGTATAAAGCTCATTAATGTCCTCTGTGCCATAACGAGTAGCAAGCCAATCTAATTCATTGTTTTGACCAAAAGCACCAGTATATCCATTTAATCGAATAGCGACTTCTTCAAGATTACGACCACCGCCCCAGAACAGTTGGCTTTTATCTATTTCCAAGCCAACACCAGCAGCATCACCAGAATTGATAATGGCATCAATGTCAGTTGTTCCATATACTTTTAAAGCCCATGCGTCAGCCATGCCATCACCGAATGCGTCAGTGTATCCTATCTTGCGAAACATTCTTTCGCGCTCATTGCGACCTGTTCCATTATATTGGAAATGGAAATCAAATGGGAATCCATCATAATCTAAGGCACGATGTACAGTGTAGTATACTTTATCGTCTCCATAAGTACTTGGCAGTATAACCACATCCTCGACCTGCCCCTTGGTTGCGAAGGTAGTCCAGCATTTAACATCTTCTGCTTTATCATATGTTAAAATGTTTACTTTACCATCACGCATTACACAATGTATGCGCGTATCTGGTTTTTTCTGCACTGCAACTCTACGAACACCAGCAGCAAATAAACTTGGAACAAGCAAAGATAATTCTGATGCTGAATAATCATAGTTTTGGTTTTGCGCAAGCTCGAATACACGGCGATATGAAGCATCTACAAATAAACATGTGTCATTTAACACAACAGCATCAATATTAGCAGAGCCTTGTGTTGATGCGCTTTTCATGCTGAAATTAGCTGGCGTTAATGGCTCATCAAGTGACGAGCTACGCGCAGTACGTTCATCGCTCTCTGTGCCTATAATAAGCCTCTGCAATGCTACTATCCAATTAACTCTATCTACTGCGCCATAACCAAGAGAGCGTAGAATAGGCGCGGAGTCACCTTCCACTGTGCCATCGAATGAATGATAGTTGTCAGATACAGACCCAACAATATCATCCTTACCAGACCACCATAGCCTGCCATCCATAAATCCAATAGATGAAGGGAAGCCACGATAAGCCGACCACCGCCCTTCACTCCATAATGTTGTCGCTTCAGTAGAGCCAAAAGGCTTGATTATTTCAACACCAATTAACTTGCTATTTTGCAGGCTAGTTACGCGAGCGATACCCGTGATTCCGCCATATGGTGACGTAATAGTTATATTAACAGTACCAGAAGTATATTGCCCAGCAGAAATACCTAAACGATAATATACCTCTTGATTATCTTTTGTGTCATTTAATTTATAAGTGCCATTTACAAGATGTACTGTGCCAGTGTCCTCCCAAGAGACCTCATCACCAATAGACCTTTGCAATGTTATATGAGTCGCAGACCATGTACCACTAATCGTATAAGTAAATTCTCGCGTTGCGGTCAACCCAACAATGCGCACAGAATCAGAATACTGGTCGCCCCCAGACAATGCAGCAGATACGCCTTGTGAAGATGATGTTATCGAAAATAACCCGCCTATATGTCCAGCATTAAATATTGGTCGGCTAGCAGTTATATACCCGTTACCAGTAAGCACATCAATGCTTAGTTTTGTTTTAGATGTGTTAATAGGGCGAAAAGGCCCGTCCTCAATATCATACTCAGCAATACCCCATGACTCAACACCGTAACGCTCAAGTCGTTTAGGTGCTACACCATAGCACGCCATAAAAACTACATCAGCAGACTGCTCTTCTCGCACAGAATATATGTCACTCCACTGCGTAGGGAGAACCATGTCGCCAGCACCTTCTATTTGAACCGCCTCAATAAGAGTTTCTGTCAGTTCATAATTAATGAATGTAATAGAAAAATCATCACGTGGAATAATAGAAAAAGAGTAAATACCGGGGCGCAGTGTTATTTCAGGGAAATATGGGTCGCCCTCAACAAAGCTGCCAATGCGCAATCTCACTTTGCCTCTATCTACTTTAATACGTAATCCGTGTTTTTTATATCGTTCGCTTTCTGCTACTTCCACTCTTTGCGTTACCGCCGCAAAATTATATCCTGTACCACGCAAACCAAGATAACCAGCTCCCTCAGATGAACCCAAAACAAATCCAGCTATTGACGCATTTTGCGCCTCTATAAAAGCCGAAGCATTATCCTCTGGATTATCATTGAAGTATTTAGTGCGCATGCCTCCGCCCGTAGCCGCTCCGGCATATTTGGTTATGATGTTTTTTAATGTGTCATACTGCGCTACAGATACATATCCAGCGACAGACAATACTCTTTCATTAAAGTTATGCGAGAATGGGTCAGTAAATCCGTTTAGAGCAAGACTTCTTGCCTCAGAAAAAGCAGCAGCATTCTGCGTAGGATTGCTATTAAAGTATTTAGTTCTACTGCCGAACCCATCTGGTATTATGCCCGGAGCATATTTAGTAAGCAACGCCTCTATCTTGAGCCAATCAACTTGCGATGAATTAGCACGAACCGCAATAGCACGTTCATTAAAATTAGTTATCTGGCTGTAACCCAATTCTACAGGACTATTTGTTTGATAGGCATTAGCTCCAACCTCTGACTGGTCAGTCCACCCATTTAAATTGCTATCGAACCCACCATTGACAACAACGGTAGTAACTGCCTCACGCGATACAGGCACTTCATCTACCAGCACGCGCATGTTGTTCTTGGTAAGCTCTATGATAGCTGTGTCATTACTAGCGAATACAAAAGGCAAGTTATATGTCGGCTCATCTTCATATGTGCGCCCGACATATGCAGTGCCAGCACGCAAGGACATGCTCCCCAGAGTGCGTGGCATCCAGTTTTCTTGAATAGACGCTGATAACTGCCCGCGATTAATGTCAAAACGAGCCATAGCATTTTCATCTATAATGCCCACATTGTAATTAACTTTGGCTACATTTTGCTTCCCCATTAACAGCCGAGCCTTGCTCTAACCCATGAGCCAGTAGGTGGGGTTGATGTAGGCTTATTAAACGCATCTTTACTACCAGCTAGCTTCACTTCATCACGATACATATTAGTAATTAATGCTATTTTTTGCGTATCCTGTGAAATACTACCTATAATTCTTGATGCAAGATAGAGCTTAACCATCTCCTGAAAAGAAGGTGAATATCCTGCCATATTCCCGCCATACGCTTCATCATTTGAGACATATCGAATATAAATTGTTTCAATATCAGCAGCAATAAAATCGCCTTCGATTGCATATGATAGTAAAGGCGAGGTATAATATTCATCACTACATATAGCCACTGTCTTGATAAAATCTGAAGGTTTATCAAAAATATATTTATATCCATAATCAGGCTCATAATCAGAATTGGCAATAAGCTCTATCGACCTAGTAGCAAATGTCCACTGCTTCATTTCCAAGCAATAATCAATAGCACCGCCATCCCAAACATCATCTAATACATGGCGCGACGGAGAGGGGTCGCCTAGTGAAGCTAACTTACGCTCTCCGCACTTAATCAATGCACCATTATACAGTGATAATTTTGTTGCCATCTACTGCCCTATTTCACAAAATCTTTGGCGAAAATATCAGCTTCTTCACGTGTATCGAACTCATCCACAAGAACTGTCTTTTTATTTTTTAGAACACGATGCTTTTTATTAGAGGCATTAAACTCTACGCTTACATCCTCATGAATGAATTCACCTTCTTTTTTCTGTAATACAGCATGATTGAGCAGCTTTACAATAGCCCAAGTGCAACCTTTGCCTTTCGGCGGCAAAGTAACTACTATAACCTCAAAATAGTCTGAATAGTCAATAGTAACTATTTCAATCGTGTCGCCAATAGTAAGATTTGAAGCAATATGCTCATATGTTTCTTTATTAAGTACATCTTCAGCAGACGTGCCTTCAGGAACAACAACGCGCCATGTTTGCGCGACATATGGCTTTAACTTTAAATCATGTGATGTAATGTGCATAAAAACCCCTTATTTGTTGGTATAGTGCAGCATAACACAAGTAAACATAAAAGAAAAGCCCCACTTTCGCAGGGCTTCGCTCCATCCACCAACAAAGGATTTTTTAATCTGTATTGGTCGCAGACCCGATGACCGTAGCATCTGCCAAGTCAACTGCACCGGGAAAAGTAGAAGAAACTGTTTTGACATAAAATGTGCTAAGGGTGTACGTGTCAGTATCATGATATAAGAGCATATCACCAACTTTCATTCCGCGACTTCCACCATCAGATATATATCCTGTGTAGCGTACCGTACCAGCACCAGTACCTGTATTATCAGTTCCAGATAATTGCCAAATAGCTACGCCAGAATTGCCAATGCCACCCTGAAGCACCAGATTAAGTTTAGTTGAATCATAAGCCATAATAATATCTCCTATATGTTAGATTGCGCCAGTGCCATCAAATGTGATTTTCACAATACCAGCGTTTTGCAATAGCACAGTACCAGCAAACAACGTGCAACGAGCATATGAGTAATCATCTTCTTCATCATACCCAAATACAGCTTGCATACCACCAGAATCAATAGCTTGTCCTACCGCATTCTTATGATACAAGAAATTGCTCTCTGTGGCAGTGCCAACTCCGGGTAATGTTGGGTCTGAAATAACCTTAATCCCATTCCAATCGTAAATTACTGGACGGTCTACCCACGCAGCATCACCATTCGCCAGTGGCTGACGAACCACAAAATCACGAGAAGAAAATTGAGTTTGCTGTTTTAGCCCATTCAAAAACCCAGGAGTGCAAAGCAAAGTAATATTGCCATCATTAGACACGCCAGCATTTTGCAAGCGTGTCATGCCCTTTAAAACTTGCTCAGTAGTTGCGGCAACTGCGGAGCCAGAGCTTAAAGCAATAGTACCGGTTGCTAGCGTTGCAACAATATCATTATCAGCACGGCGATTAATTGCGCCCATAGCTTTGCGCTGCATAGCTTTAGGTAAATTGCCCTGCGAACGAAAAATATTAAACCCAGATACACGTGGTTTAAAATGCCACTCTGACAGAGTTGCTGTATTTTGAGTAAGGCTTAATTCGCTTGAAGGAATTAATCCATTTAGTCCACGAGTAGAAGCTACGTCACCAGAAGTACTATCTACCAAAAAAACAGCAGAACCACCTTTTGGTTCGTACTCCGTTACAACGGTTTCGCGTAGTAACGCTTGATTTTTTGCGAATCCAGCAATGAGCTCATCGCGGTACATGGTCATTGGCGCAGAATTAGCCATAAAGCCCCCTATTAAAATATGAATATGAATGAGAAAAACCGAACTTCAGCGTTGTCTCTCCAAAAGTCATATGAGGGATGACGGCTATGCCGCGCCTATAAGTACAGTGAAAGGGCTTTTACGTTCTTAATATTATAATAACATAATATAATAATATTTCAAGCAGATTTATCTTCCCATGGACTCTAGTAATTTCATGTACTCTTTTTGCATTGCTCCATCATTTGCGTAATATTCCTGTGTCCCCATTTTACCACGTATTTCAACCATTCTAGCTTCAGCACTATCTCTAGCGATAGCGGTAGAATTAGGAGTTGCTGTAGTATTAGGCTGTCCAGATTTCATTGCTATATCAGTAAGCCAAGTATTAAACTCTGGCTTATTGCTAATCAATGAGCCATCAGGTGAGCGAGCAGCCATTAACGCATCACGAACCCCATCCGGTGCAGTAGCTAATAAATTAGATATGCGCGTCATATTTGGGGCATATTCATTACCGTATAACTCACGCAATGCGCTTTCTTTTTGTGCAGCACCATCCACATCCATTTGAGCCATTGTATCAGCAACTTGACGCTGTGTATCATAGTATGCGGCAATGGCTTCTTTTACAATTTCAGGCGAGGCATTAGATGCGTGCATACGCGCTAGAAATGTGTCCACAAGTGGCTTATCAAACTCGCCTATCTGCACGCCATCAATATTTAAATCATAACCATCAGGCGCGTCAGGAATACCCATATCCTTGCGCCATTC